GATTGATTGCACATGCGCTAGACCCTCGCTCAATGGTGGGCTAATGCCGCCAGTAGCGATAACAACACTCCGCACTACTTTAGCCACCGCGCTAGTAGATAACACTAAATATCAAGTCTTTGCTTTTCCGCCTGCCACAGTTCTTGCTAACTCCGTTATCGTGTCTCCAGATGATCCATATTTAACACCTAGCAATAACCAGCACATCACTATTAGCCCAATGGCTAACTTTAAGATTATTATGACTGTGCCTTTATTCGATAATGAAGGCAACCTTAATGGCATAGAAGATACTGTCTGTGGCGTGTTCGCCAAGTTAGCAGCATCATCTCTGGTCTATAATGTAAGTGCAATCAGCGCACCAAATATTCTCAATGCTGCTTCGGGTGACCTACTCAGCTGTGAGATGTCAGTATCAATCCTAACGAGTTGGAGTTAAGCATGTCCGATTGGGAAAAAGAGAATGAAGCCTTTCTGATCAAGATCGGACAGGTTGTACCAACACCATCAAAGCCAGTAACTACCAAGAAAGATGAGGAATAATCAATGGCAATTTTCTTAAACAATAAGGTCGGATTTAAGGTTGCTACTGTCAATCTTTCAGACCATGTAACTGCTTTTACACTTAACCGTCAGGTAGACGCTCTAGAAGTAACAGCAATGGGCGACACAGCTCATAAGTTTGTTGCTGGTCTTGCAGCAGACACAATCACTGTTTCATTCTTGAACGATACAGCAGCAGCAAATGTTCTAGCAACACTTCAAGCTGCTTTTGGTTCAACAGTTGCATGGCAGGCAATTCAGGTATCTGACGCAGCAGTGTCAGCGACTAACCTTCTATACTCAGGCACAATCTTTGTCGATAACCTTACAGACATCAACGGAGCAGTTGGAGACGAAGGCATGATCGACATTACTTTCACATGCAACAGCAAGACAACAACTGCATCAACAGGTACTTGGTCATAATCCAACAACTAAATTAAGGGGCTAATCATGGCAAGACTAAAGATCGTTCGACAAGATGGAAGCATTATTGAAGGCGAGATCACTCCAGCAGTGGAGTATTCGTTTGAGTTATATGCCAAAAAAGGGTTCCACCGTGCCTTTCGTGAGGAAGAGCGTCAGACGGATGTTTTTTGGTTGGCATGGGAAGTCACTCGCAGGTCAGGTGAAACTGTTAAGCCTTTTGGGATTGAGTTTATTGAAACACTTAAAAGTGTTGAGGTGCTTGACTCAGACCCTTTAGCTTAAAGCGCGATCAACCATTCACCTATCTAATTGCTAGGCTAAGCATTAGGTTGGGGATCGCGCCACAGCACTTATTAGATTTAGATAAGACCATGCTAGATGCTCTAGTTCAAGGTCTAAAAGATGAAGCGAAAGAGGTGAGCGATGCCAGCAAGCGTAAAGGGCGCGGTCGCTCTTAGAAAATCTTTGCGCGAATTTACCCCAGATCTTGCTAAAGCCTTGCCTAAAGAAGTTGCAGCTGCACTTAAGCCAATTACTAAAACTGCTAGGGGTTATCTACCTGATAACTCTCAGGTGCTAAGCGGCTGGGTAACTCGTGAGAATTCACAAGGACGATTTCCTACCTATGATATCAAGATTGCTAAGGCTGGGATTGGCTATAAGACAACACCATCCAAGCCTAATCGTAGAGGCTTTAGATCACTTGCTCGCGTGTTTAATAAAACTGCTGCTGGAGCAATATACGAAACTATGGGGCGTAATTCTCCAGATAGTCGCTTTGTGCAGAATCAAGATGCCAAGTATGGCTCTCGGATGAAGGGCGATGGCAAGATGGAAGGTCGCGCTTTGTTTCGTGCTTATGAGGAAAACAATGGAAAAGCCAGAGACGCCGTCCTAGCAGCAATTAAAAATGCTGCAACTAAACTTAATCAACGCTCCACAGTGAAAGGTTAATCATGGCAAACATTATTATTGATATAGCCTCCGAGTTCACTGGGGCTAAAGCCTTTAGCAAAGCGGAATCAGCAACTAGCAAACTTGAAAAAGGTATTAAAAGTCTAGGGCGCAATATTGGTCTTTCTTTGGGAACAGCAGCAGTCATAGGCTTTGGCAAAGCTTCAGTTAAAGCTGCTGCTGCCGATCAGAAGGCACAGCAACAGTTAGCACTAGCTCTAAAGAATGTCGGCTTAGGCAGAGATGCTGCTAGTTCAGAAGCATACATTCAGAGTTTGCAAAGCGAGTTTGGTGTAGTCGATGACAAACTGCGCCCTGCTTATCAAAGACTTGCTGTAGCTACTGGAAGTACATCCGAATCACAAAAACTCTTAAACCTATCCTTAAACATTTCAGCCTCAACTGGCAAGGATCTTGAGAGCGTTACATCTGCTTTGAGCAAGGCTTACTTAGGATCTAATACGGCTTTATCTAAATTAGGCGTAGGCATATCAAAAGCCGATCTAAAGGCTAAATCTTTTGATGACATTGTTAATCAACTATCAACTACTTTTGCTGGATCAGCTACTTCTGCTGCTAATACTTTCCAAGGATCTATAGACAAATTGGGCGTTGCCTCAAACAATGTCAAAGAAACAATAGGCGTTGGCATTATTGACGCATTGAAACTGCTTGGTCAAGATGGAAACATTGATACTGCAACAACAAAGATGCAAGAGTTTGCCACTGCCACTAACGAAACTTTGGTAGGTATGTCCTCATTGCTTTCTAAACTTAAAGGCAATAAATTAGGCGGAGCAATCTTAGGGACTTTTGGAGATGTATTTTCTAATTTACAACCTTTTGCTTCTTTTCGTAAAGAAGGTAGAAAAGTTAACGCCAGCAAAAATGCTGGTGGACAACAGGGTGCTCCAGCTGAACTTCTTGCTTTAAGTAAATATTCAATTGTTCAAGCCAAGATAATTAAAGGTGCTAAAACACTTACTAAATTATCTGCACAGCAAATTAATGATCTTAAACTAAAGACTGCACTTGAAAAAGCCAATTTGGCACTTGGCAAGGGAACAAATGTTTTTGATTTAGATGCAATTCAAATAAATGCAGCTCTAATAAATCAAGCGCAATTATTGGGCAAAGCAACTAGTGCAGCTCAATTGCTTGCCATTGCTAATGATGTTGCTCGCCTAAATGTAAAGAAAGACATTTTGGCTTTGGAAGATGCTATTGCGTCAGGTGATGCTAAAGCAATAGAGGCAGCAACAGCTAAACTTAATGAAGATCTTAAAATTCTTGGCGCTTTACAGGGTCAAAATACTCAAATGACTGCTATTAAATCTATCCTTGATGGCTTAAAATCAAAAGATTTAATTAATCAAGATAACCTAGATGAAGCCCTTCGTAAGATCCGAGAGATGCTTGCTTTATTGGCTCAGGTTAAAACACCCAACATTATCCCACCTACAGGCACTCCACCACCCGGAGGCAACCCAACTTTTATACAGACACCTCATGGAATATCTCCAACAACACCTGCAAGAACAATTGAAGAAATTAATTCGGCAGTGGAGGACATTGGCGGAGTAGTTTCGGTCATTGCAGATAATGGGATTGAATTTACAAAACTTGTTGATGGTGCAGCAACTTTATTTCAACAATTAGAAGATAGCGTTGCCAAAAATCTTTTTATTGCACAAGGTATTCTTACTCAACCTTTCAATGCAGGTTCATTCCGCACAGCTGAAGGCGGATCGCTCTTTACTTCAAGTGGCAGCGGAGCTTATGATCGTAATTTTAACATCAATATAAGCACAGGGATCGGCGATCCTAACGCCATTGCAGAAGCTGTAACTCAGGTAATCCAAGATGCAGTGGATCGCGGCACCCTAAGAGGTGGCGCGTACTAATGACATGGTATCCAGAATGGCGTGTCACAGTAGGGGATGATGTTTATACAACTGTCACCTCTGTGTCCTTTGCCTCTGGTCGTTTAGACATTGATCGACAAGCAACGGCAGGTTACTGTCAAGTAGAAATTATCAACACTACTGGGGCAGATTTCACCATCAATGTTACAGAAGAAATAACTTTAGAACTGAAGAACTCTAGTGGTGCTTATGTCACTGTCTTTGGTGGAGAAGTATCAGACTTTAACATCGGAGTCAGAAGCCCAGATGAGACTGGCTACATCACTACTGGCAAGAGCTTGGGTATTGGCTCCTTGGCTAAACTCACTAAAGCGGTCTATAACACTGCCCTTGCAGAAGGCTTGGATGGCGCACAGATTGCAGCGATTCTAGGCAATGCGCTCAACCTTTCATGGGCAGAAGTAACACCTACAGTTACATGGGCAACTTATCCAGCAACTGTCACATGGGCTAATGCCGAGAGTTACATCGGCACTATTGACGCAGGTTTCTACACAATGATTGCTGTCGCAGCTAGTGCTTCTGCTAAGTCTCAAACCCTCGCAGATCAGATTGCTTCTAGCGCACTAGGTCAGATTTATGAGGAGAAGGATGGAGATGTCTCTTATGACGATGCAGACCACAGATCTAACTACCTTGCAGCAAATGGCTTTACTAACCTCGATGGCTCGTATGCAACACCAAGCTCTATCACCTCAACAACTCAAACTGCTCGCATCCGTAACAGCCTTATCTATCGCTATGCCACAGGCTACGGAAGCACCTACAGTACCTCTGACAGCGACTCCATAGCCTCTTACGGACTCTTTGAGCGTTCATTCGACTCTAACATCAAGAACCTAACAGACATTACTGACATCGGCTCTCGTGAGTTAAACCTCCGTAAGAATCCTCGCGGATCACTAGGAGCCATTACCTTTAGACTTGACAATCCAGACATCCCAAGTGCAATGCTCGACAGCCTTATTGGGGTGTTCTTTGGTCAGCCAGTCATTATTCAGAATCTGCCAAGCAATCTATTCGGTGGATCATTCGATGGCTTTGTGGAAAATGTAGCTCTACGCGCTACCCCTAGTTTTGTGGAGATCACCCTCTACATCTCAGCAACAGACTTCTCACTATCTACCACACAATGGGAAACAATCCTGCCAGCCTCACTAATCTGGACTGGCGTAAATGCTACACTTACATGGACAAATGCGACAGGAGCACTAACCTAAATGGCAACAACAACGACTAACTTCGGTTTTGACATTCCACAATCGAGTGACCTTGTAAAAAATGGTGCTACTGCGATTGCAGAACTTGGACAGGACATCGACACTAAGTTCGCTGGTCTTACTGTTAATGCCCAGACTGGCACAACATACACAGCGGTTAAGGCAGACGGACTCAATCAGATCGTTACAATGGACAACGCAGCAGCTAACATCTTTAGCATACCTACAGATGCAACCTATAACTTTCCTATCGGTACAACCCTAGTGGTGTATCAAAAGGGTGTTGGAATTACTAGCATCAATGCAGTTACTTCTGGCACTACAACAGTAACAAGTGCTGGTGCGGTTTCAGCGGTACCAGTATTGGCTCGCTATAAGGCTGCTGCTGCTATAAAACTAGCTGCTAACACATGGACTGTAGTCGGTGGCATTGCGTAATGCTTAATTCACTTTTAGGAATTATTGCAGGAAGCACTGTTGCTCCAGCAGCTCTTACTGTTGATTACCTTGTTGTCGCAGGTGGCGGTGGAGCTTGTGTTGGTGGCGCAGGCGCAGGTGGATTGCGTTCAACTGTAACTGCAACAGGTGGCGGTGGAAGTTTAGAAACTGCATTAAGTTTAAGTAAAGGTACGAATTACACAGCAACAGTAGGTGCAGGCGGTACAGGTGTTGCCTTTAGTCTATTCGTGCAAGGTGGTAATGGATCTAACAGCGTTTTCTCAACAATTACATCAACTGGTGGAGGCGGTGGCGGAACTAACGGCACTGGTTCTTTCAATCAAGGTGTAGCTGGCGGTTCAGGCGGTGGAGCGCATAACTTTGCATCTGGTGGTGCAGCAACTCCTTCAGGGCAAGGTTACGCAGGTAATACTGGTGATGGCAATGGCGGTGGCGGTGGTGGCGGTGCAGGTGCAGTCGGCGGATCTCAGGTCGGTATCGCAGGCGGTGCAGGCGGTAATGGTGTAGCAACTACAATCACTGGTTCATCTGTTGATTATGCAGGTGGTGGAGGTGGTTTTGATAATGGTGCAGGTGGCACAGGCGGCGGTGGTACTGCTGCTAATGGCACTGCTAACACTGGTGGTGGTGGAGGTAGTAAAAACCCCGGCGGTAATGGTGGATCAGGTGTTGTAATTCTGCGCTACTTATCAACTGCTGGAACAATCACTATTGGTGCAGGATTAACTGGTTCGACAGCAACATCAGGTTCTTACAAGGTAACAACACTAACTGCTGGCACAGGAAATGTGAGTTGGGCATAATGGCATACTACGCATTTTTAGATGAGACAAACATTGTCACAGAAGTTATTACAGGCATTGATGAAACAGAACTCATTGAAGGTTTAGATACAGAAACTTGGTACGGAAATTTTAGAGGTCAAGTCTGCAAGCGTACTTCTTACAATGCCAACATCCGCTATAACTATGCAGGTGTGGGTTATACCTACGATCCGATAGATGATGCGTTCATTGCTCCGATGCCTAATTGTGGCCATGACGAATTGTTATTAAACAACTTGAAGCGATGGGAATGTTCTAATGTCGAGCATGAAGCCACGCTTATCTAAAGCTGCATCTCAATTAAGGGAACAGTGTGACGATTCATTCCCAGATCGTGACCGCACATCGGATGGTTGGATCGGTGATACTCGACACGCAGCTCGCTTTAGCGATCATAATCCCGATGTTAATGGCTGGGTTCGTGCCATCGATGTTGATCGTGATCTCAGTGGTAGGTCTAAGCCAGACCTCATGCCAGATCTTGCAGATCAGATTCGTCTCCTATGCAAGTCTAAAAAAGAAAGACGCATTACCTACATTATCTTTGATGGTCGTATCGCCTCTAGCAAGAAATCATGGGCTTGGAGAACATACGAGGGCACTAACAAACACAACCACCACTGTCACATCTCGTTTGCGAAAGAAGCTGACGATGATGGGGCTTTTTTTCAAGTACCTATGTTAGGAGCCAGTAATGAATGAATTAAAGACAGCAGCAGGTTCATGGGCTAGAGCCTTCTTAGTAGCAGTTATCTCAATGGCAGCAGCAGGAGTCACAGATCCTAAGGCACTTATTGCAGCAGGCGTGGCTTCTATCCTGCCACCGGTGCTTCGCTACCTCAATGCTAACGACACAGCACTAGGCTTGAAGAAATGAACACAACAGATTACTTTGCGATCTATCTTGGAACATTGACTATGGTTGGTGGATTATCTGGATACGTAATTAGTCATTTACTCTCTGAAATTAAGAGACTCAATGCGCGTGTCGATGAGATCTACAACATACTTCTAGAGCGATAATTTTGTCATGGCAAGAAAAGCAACTAAGAACTTAGTAGAGCAAGATTACTCAGCTCTCGATGCGTACTGCATTGGAATGTACGAGTTTGCTCAAAGTCTCCAGCGCGCAGGGTTTGATGAGGAAACTGTGCTTGGCATTATCGTAGAGCGATCAGCCTATCCTGCTTGGATTCTGCCTGATCCTATTGAGCCTGAACGCTTTGGTGACTATGAAGATGAGGATGACGATTAAGCGAATCGTTATTGTGAGCGATCTTCAAGTGCCTTACCAAGATAAGGTCGCTACTCGTAACCTTGCAAGCTTCATCACAAAGTTTAAACCAGATCAAGTAGTCACAATAGGCGATGAGATTGACCTACCACAGATCAGTAAGTGGGAGGAAGGTCGCATGGGCAGTTATGCTCAGACCCTAGATGATGATCGTAACGAGGCAGTGCAGCTTCTCTGGGATCTAGGCGTTACAGATTGCATCCGCAGCAATCACACAGATCGCTTGTATAACATCATTATGGCTAAAGTGCCTGCCTTTGGTGCATTGCCAGAGCTTCGCTTTGAGAAGTTTATGAAGTTTGATGAGCTAGGCATTACCTTCCACAAGAACCCAATGGCTATTGCACCTAACTGGATTGCAGTGCATGGAGATCACACACCTATTAAGCCACAAGGGGGTCTATCAGCCCTAGAAGCAGCCCGTAGGCACGGCAAGAATGTCATCTCAGGTCATACACACAGAGCAGGCAGATCAGCCTTCTCAGAGGCTTCTGGAGGGCGCATAGGGCGTGTCCTACACGGTGTCGAGGTAGGCAATCTCATGGACTTTAAGCAAGCTGCTTATACAAAGGGCGTGGCTAATTGGCAGCAAGCCTTCGCCATTATGTATGTGCATGGATCTAAGGTGCAGGTTGATTTAATCAACATCGAGAAGGATGGCACATTTATTGTGTCTGGAAAGTCCTACGGGAGACCACGCTAGACCCTGGCTTTTTTGTTATCAAATCGTTACACAAATGGGCGCATTTATTTCGTGTCGCTATGTCACACTAATCTTGTGAGCGATCAAGGGCATCGCTACGGATAGGAATAAGATGTTACTTCAAGCAGTTAAATTGCAAGATTACAAATGCTCGAATTGTGCAGCGGTGTATAAGTCAGAACATCCATACATGCACAATGGCATGCTAGGTCAAGTCTGCTTAGATTGCATGGAGATTTATGCTCCAGAAAGTCAGTGGGCATAATGATCAACTCGGTCGTAATTATAGGGATGATGGGATTGCTCTTTATCTCTAATGTAATCTGGTATGCACTAGGCGTTAAGGACGGCAGACGAGAAGGTTATGTACGCGGTCGCGATCTAAGCCGTCAAGGGTTCTGGCAAGAATGAGAGCTAATGAAATCCTACTCACAGCCACAGACACGATTCGAGATCGTGGGCTTCAGTATGGACATCCTGCCGATAACCTAGAGCACACAGCCATGTTGCTAAGTGCCTACTTACAGATGCCGATTCACGATTATCAGGTGGCAGGCATCATGGTCTTAGTTAAACTGGCTAGGACTAATCAATCAGCACAGCACATAGATAATTGGATTGATCTATGCAGTTATGGCGCACTGGCTGGACAACTAGCCACAGAGGAGAACGAACTCTATGTTTAATTTAGCCGATTACGAGACAGTCGAGGTGAGACTTGAAAAGTTTATTAAAGACTATCCAGATTTCCGCATTGCAACTGAGTTGGAAGTGGTCGAAAGGGATCGATACATCGTCAAGGCGTATCTATTTAAGACTAGTAGCGACAGCCTTAGCTGGGCAACAGGGTACGCTGAAGAGAAGATTACTGATCGAGGTGTTAATTCGACTTCAGCACTGGAGAATTGCGAGACTTCAGCGATCGGCAGAGCACTTGCAAATGCAGGTTATGCAGCTAAAGGAAAGAGACCAAGCAGAGAAGAAATGAACAAGGTTGTAGCACAAAAGCCTGTAAAGCCAGCGATACAAGATGTCGTACCAGAGCAGGACTATTGGACTACGCCAGTCAATGAATACATGAAGGTGGTTGACGCTCCAGTAACGCTTGAAAAGGCTATGGAAAACATCGCAGCGGTTATGGGAACAGAAGAAGCTGCTGAAGTACCACAGTGCAAGCATGGATCTATGGTCTGGAAAACTGGACACAGTGCAAAGACTGGTAAAGATTGGGCAGCATACCAATGCACAGCTCTAGGACATTCAGGGTTCGAGGGTAAGTGTCCTGCTGTTTGGTATGTCTTAGGCAGTGATGGGAAATGGCAACCACAGAAAGCGAGAGTATAATGGGGCATGTAGGAATTAAGATCAATGGTGAGTGGCTTGACCTTATGTCAGCCTTTATCGCTTGTCAGCTATGTAATGAGCCAGTGCAGATCCGCGATCTAGAGGACATTTCATCTGACTCAGTCAATGGCATTGTTACTTGGCAATGTGCTAAGTGCAAAGCAGTCAATGGCTAGTCAAGCAAGAAAGCACAGAGGTTTCCGCACTGAGCGTGTTGTAGCACAGTACCTATCGACTGTGTGGGCAGGCGCATGTGTGGGAAGGGGTAGTGGCAAGGATGTTGTCAATGTACCGTTCGATGTTGAAGTCAAAGCCCGCGCTGGATTTCAACCTCTTGCATACATTAAACAATTAAAGGCACGCACATCCATTTCGGGGGAATTAGGATTTGCATGTCTCAGACTCAATGGACAAGCTGAAAACGCAGAGGACTATGCATGCGTTATTCGATTGGGTGATCTATTGCCACTACTTCAACTAAAATACGGTCACATTACTAGCGAACCTACAGAGGCAGACATTGACCGCTGCAAAGCTTGTGGGTCTTACATGATACAGAGGTGCCTAACTTGCCAACCTACGATTACAAATGCGCCAGATGCAATCTTAGTCAAGAAGTCCATCACGGATGGAACAATAGACCAATGATCTTATGCGCTTATTGTAATGAACCGATGGTTAAAGTTATTGGTGCTATTCCTGCTGTATTTAAGGGCAAGGGCTTCTATTCAACGGATAAATAATTATCCACGGAAGTTATCCACAGGGTTTAACAAAGGAGTTAATCCAATGAGAAACACCGCTTTGACCAGCACTTATACAAATGAGTTTGACATCAATGGTACGCTACTTGCAGCAGAGCCCATCAGGGGCTCACACAGCGCCCGTAAGGGCATGGCGCAGTGGGTGCTAGCAGTTGCTATTGGGATACTGCTATGCACTATGCCTAATGCTGGAAGCTCTGACATAGCTGTTAATAAATACATTGATTATAAGACTTATGCTCTCTATCTATTAGACTTTAATTATGAGCAATACAAATGCCTAACAATCCTTTATGGCAAAGAATCTGCTTGGAATCCTAAAGCCAGTAATGGATCACATTATGGAATACCACAAGGTAAGAGTGAGTGGTTAAGAGATCAAGATGGTTGGACTCAGGTAGTATGGGGTCTCAACTACATAGGTGCTAGGTATGGTGAACCATGCGTTGCACTAGGGCATTGGAGTAAGTACGGATGGCATTAGACGAAATCAATAGCAGACGCTATAGAGCGCAGCGAGAGCGTGTGTTCATGCGTGATGGTAGAGCTTGCCAATTGTGTGGTACAGATGAGGGCGAGATGCACATTGATCACATCATCCCACGCAAGGCAGGTGGAGATCACAGCCTTGATAATCTTAGAGTGCTATGTAAGTCATGCAACCTACGCAAAGGTGCGCTCAATGAGGGGGTTTTTTTAGCAAGGACGGCTAC